CCAGGTAACTTCATGCTAGGTGAGATTGGTCGTCTATACGACGTCGTCTTCATCGAGACCACTCAGGTTAACAGCTTCGCTGCTAACTCGGTTATCAACTACACCTCGTCTGTTGGTGACATCAACGCTTCGGGTAACAGCTACGGCCAGACTGGTGTTCCAGTTCTTGCTAACACTGACCCAGGTGCTGGTGGTAACCCATCGGCTTACCCAGCTGCAGCTAACCCTAACGGTGGTGCTAACGGTACCGTTAACGGTTCGGCAACTGTCTACGAGTCGATTATGATTGGTGACAACGCATTCGGTCACGCTATCGCACTTCCAGTTGAGCTTCGTGATGGTGGTGTTCTTGACTTTGGTCGTGAGCACGCACTAGCATGGTACTCCATCTGGGGTCTAGGTATCATCACCGACCAGGCAATCAACAAGGTTTACACCAACTAAGGTTAGACCAGTAGAGGGGGGCCCTTCGGGGCCCCCCAACACAAACAACAAAACAAAATAACAAGGAAGACATATATCGTGGCAACTCTACCAACTAGTCCTCAGGACTCAACAGGCCGTGCAGCAGAGCAGGCAGCAAAGAAGCGAGCAAAAGAACTCGCAGACCGTAAAGACGAGATTTCTCTATCTCGCCAGGCAGAAGAGATTAGCAATGCTAATGACGTCTTCGACCCTCGTACCCCAGACCAGCCAATTCTTATTGATGAAGTTGAGTCTGTTGGTGTAACCGTTGCAAATGATACGGTTACCATCCGTACTATCGCAGACATTGAAGACATGACTTATGGCATCGTAAATGGTGCTCCTCAGGTGTTCAACTTCAAGCAGGGACGTGCTTACAGCGTTTCCCGTGACATCGCAGACTATCTACTGCGTCTTGGTTACGTACACCAGATTGGCTAAATAGCCACCCAAAATCTGTCCGTTCTGCTGGTTCCCGCCCTCCTCTCGCCAGCAGGACGGACTTTTTTATGCTGTATTTATCTCCTAAATAGGGGAACATAGATGTAAAGATATTGGAGGATTCGTGGCAACGATTTCTAGTTTAGTGAGCCGTGTTCGGTTTGAACTCGGTGACCTTGGCAAAACCTTCGTAGACCAGTTTGTTGCTGACGGTACTACTAACCGTTTTAAGCTTAACTATTCTCCAATTGACGCCCTTACCGCTACTGTGTTTAAAAACGGTGCGGATGTTACAAGCACCTCTAGTATTGAAGAAAGTACTGGAAGTTTGCTTCTAGTAACGGTACCTGCTGATGGCGACATTATTACAGTTAGTGGTACTTACTATCGTTACTTTACTGCTACTGAGCTCACGACCTTAGTTACAGACGCAGTATCCCAGCACGCAAACGGTCACGTAGACTCTGTTGGTCGTGCACTTACAGTAGACACTCTTCCTAGTATTGAAGAGTACCCAGTAGCTATTTACGCTACTACATTGGCTCTGTATACTCTTGCTACAGATGCCTCGTTTGATATCGACATTGCTGCACCAGATGGTGTATCCATTCCACGTTCTGAGCGTTATCGCCAGTTGATGGAGATGGTACAGCAGCGTCAGATTCAGTACCGTGACCTTTGCGTTCAGCTTGGTGTCGGTATGTACCGTATTGACGTGTTTACTTTGCGTCGCCAGTCTAAGGCTACAGGACGTTATGTTCCTGTCTACAAGCCTCAAGAGGTCGATGACCGTTCTTACCCAGAACGAGTTCATGACCAACTACCTACTTATGGAGATAAGAACCCAGCATGGCCATCTGATGCAGGCGAGTTTATCGCTTACCAGGGTCGTGCGTGGACAACCACTATTAACTTCAGTGGTTCTTACACAGGATACTCATTCCTGGCTAATCTCCTTAACCAACGTGGCAGTGTGCTGGTCGTCCAAAATATAACTCTGTCCGTTCTGGACCACGGGGACGGAACCTACACTGCCACGCTCTCTCTCACAGCAGACCAAACATTGCGTTTGGCTAACCGCACCTACCTATCCCTATCCACAGTTAACGCAACTACTTTGGAGCAGATTGAGATTAAGGGTGGCAACTTCTTCACTGAGCGTGTAAGTTCGATTGTAATCTAATGACAGCACCGTATCCAGAGAAGGACATCAACCTCCTTACGCCAAATAACGGGCCCTATAACCCAAATGATTTTCCACAGCCTGGGCAAACTACTCCTCCACAGACTATTGACCCTAACTTCACTTATCCAGAAGTAGACACAGCTCTTCTTCCAGGTGTTCCTGGACAGCGTGGAGCAACTGGTCCTGCTGGCCCTACAGGGGCAACTGGTCCTGCTGGAGTTACTCCAGTATTTGTAATGCAGGATAGCTTGGTAGTTCGTGCTGGGGTCAACCGTTTTTATTTTGAATCAACAAGAACTATTACAAAAATTAGAGCTAGTGTGAGCACCCCATCTGTGGGAGCACCTGTAGTCGTGGCTCTTTTAATAAATGGGGTTACAGTAGGTACAGTTTCAGTTGCTGCTGGTGCTTATACAGCAACAACTACCTTGAGTCAAGTTGTAAACTTAAATGACTATGCAACCGTAAATGTTACGGGTGTGGGCTCTACTACTGCTGGCTCTGACTTGACAGTAACCTTAACAATTAACTAAGGAAAATAAATGGCAAGAATTTCAACTACAGAGGCAAACCAGGCTCTAGTTACCACTGGCTGGGCTTACGTTGCTCTGTTCACTGCTGACCCTACCACATCAGGTGCTACTGGTGAGGTTACTGGTGGTACTTACGCTCGTGTAGCCGTTACTTGGGGTACCGCTTCGGGTGGTAGCATTTCTAACAGCAACGCTTTGACCATCAATCTACCTGCTTCTACCACTGCATCGTACTTTGGTGTTTTCAGTGCTATCACTGCTGGTACTTACTACTTTGGTGGTGCTCTTAGCCCAGCTATTACCACTGGTGCTTCTGCAGGTACTGTAACTATCGCCATTGGTGCTCTAACGGTGACCGCTAGCTAATGGCGGCTCGTTATGCAGCTGGATTCAGCGTGTCGGGTGTTAACGCTGCTAACACCCAGTACGCTAACTTGAACAATACGGGTACAACCCAGCGTATTCGTGTCATGCAAATTGCTATTGGCGTGGCTTCTGCTCCAACCACTGCTCCAAGCTTTTATCTTTCTCGTGCAACTGCTCGTGGTACTCAGTCTACTTCGGTAACTGGTAACCCATTTGATGGTAATGACGCCGCTGCTATCGGTACCATTGATACTGCTTGGTCAGTAGCTCCAACATTTTCAACCACTCTTCAGCTAACTCGTGGCGGACTTTCCACAACCGCTGGTGGTTGGTGGGTTTGGGACTTCCGCGACTATCCACTAATCATTCCTGCCACCGCTGGTGCAGGCATTTGCATTGTAAATGCCAGTGCTTCAGGTGGTACTGTAGGAACTTTTACAGGTCACTTTATCTGGGAGGAGTAATCCTTAAATGGCTCAGCCATTCCTCCCGATAACAACTAACGCCTTCGTAACAGGTGGAACTGGTGGAAACACTCAGTTTGGTGGTCCTTCACACCAGGGAAATCCTGCCGTAACTGTTGCAATCCCGCAGGCTCCGTTTGGCATTGCCGTTGACGACCTGGCTCCCACTTCTGATGGTGCGGCAACTGCTTCAGCAGGTATTGACGTAACTGGTGTAGCTACTGCTACTGTAAGTTTTACTACTACTGGTTCAGCTGCACTTGACGTAACGGCTGCCGCCTCTACTGCCCAGTCATACCCTACTACTGGTAGTGCGTCTATCTCTATTGTTGGTGCAGACGCCGCATCACTTAGCTTCCCAGTAACTGCTACTAACACGATTAGCCTAGTAGGTACTGCTACAGGTTCACTATCATACGCCATTACTGGTACTGGTGCAGTATCTGTAGTTGGTGCTGCCAACATTTCTAACCCCGTATTTACATCTGCAGGTTCTGGTGCCCTAACTCTTACAGCTAGTGCTACTGACGTAAACGCTTACCCTGTAACCGCAACTGGTGCACTGACTCTTACAGCATCCGCTACTATCACTAACCCAGTATTTACCACTACTGGTGCTGGGGCAGTTGGATTAGTAGGTATTGCTACTACTGCTCCTGGTGCCACTACTGCATCAGGTGCTATTTCTATTACGGGAACTGCTACCGCAACAGTAAGTTACACAACTACTGGTTCAGGTGCAGTTGGACTTGTTGGTGCTGCTACCAGTGCGTTGGCTTACCCAGTTACTGCCAGTGGCGGTATTACACTTACCGCTACTGCTACGGATGTTGAAAAGTTCCCAGTAACTGCTTCTGGTGCAATAACTTTAACTGGAACTGCCACAGGTACAGTTGCATTTACTACAACTGGTACTGCTGCCGTATCTCTAGTTGGAGCCGCTAGTTCAAGTAACTCGGCAACTATTGCTTCTGGAGCAATCTCGATTGTTGGAGCTGCTCTTGCTGGGCTATCTTACCCAACTACGGCTAGCGGAACAGTATCCATAGTTGGTGCTGCGTCTGACGCAATTAAGTTTACAACCACGGGTACTGGGGCAGTAGCCCTGACCGCAACCGCTACTGCGGGGTTAAAGTACATTACGGTTGGCTCTGGTTCTTTATCGATAACTTCTGCTGCAACTCCGCTAACTAACGTAAACGCTGTTGGAGCAGTTTCAATAACTGCTACTGCAACTCCTGCACTAAAATACCCAGTAAGTGCTTCAGGATTAGTAAACCTAGTGGCAATAGGCTCAGGTTCTGTAGGGTATACCTCTGCTGGTAATGGAGCAATAAATATTTCAGGAACTGCTACGGGTACTAAGAAGAATGTCTTTACTGGCTGGGGAATACCTATTTAGGAATATGAATGATTACATTACAGCATAAAAGAGGTACAGCAGCCAACTGGACATTACGTAATCCAGTTTTGGCACAAGGTGAGTTTGGGCTCGAAACTGACACAAATAAGCTTAAAATTGGAGACGGAGTAACTGCTTGGATTTTGCTCCCTTACTTTAGCCCTTCTGCTGGAAATCTAGATGGTGGGTTGCCCGATTCCATTTATGGTGGAACTACCGCAGTTGATGGAGGTGGAATCTAATGGCTGTACAAATTCAGCTTAGGCGTGGAACTGCAGCAGCTTGGACTGCTGCCAATCCTATTCTTGCTCAAGGCGAGCTTGCCATGGAGACCGACACTCTAAAGTTTAAAGTTGGTAATGGCTCATCTACTTGGACTGTTCTGCCTTATTTTACTCAAGGAACCACGGGGGCTACTGGTCCAACTGGACCTACTGGAGCAACAGGTGCCGCGGGAGCAACAGGTGCAACGGGAGCTACAGGTCCTTCTAACGTTCTGAGTATTGGTAGTGTTACTGCTAGTACTACTGCCGCAGCCACAATTAGCGGTACTTCTCCAAGTCAAACACTTAATTTAGTTCTTCCTTATGGACCAACTGGAGCGACTGGTCCTACTGGACCTTCTAATAGCCTAAACATTGGTACTGTAACTACTGGTGCTTCTGGCTCTGCTGCTGCAGCTACCATTACTGGAACCGCACCTAGCCAGATTTTAAATCTGACTATTCCTCAGGGGCCTGCCACCGCAACTGTTGCTGTGGGTACTACTACTGCTCTTCCTGCAGGAGCTGCTCCAACTGTAACTAACACTGGTACTTCTAGTGCTGCAGTATTTAACTTTGGAATTCCTGGAGGATTAACCCCAGATGTCATTCCTATTGATGATTTACACAACAATTTTAACGGTATTCAAAACCGTTTTATGCCAACTTACCAGGGTGCACAAATATCGTTAACTAACCCTTTCTTACTATTGGTCTCAGTAAACGGTGTTATGCAAAAAGTCAACAGCCCAGAGGTTGTTTGGCAATCAGGAATACCCTTTAATGGGCTATTCTTAGATTCTGATGGTTATATTGCGTTCCACGGAATACCACCATTGGGGTCCACTTTTGATGGTAGAATTATGTCTGGACCGTCAACCACAACAATGACAACAAACTATCCATTCCGTGCAGTGGACTTACTCCTAGGAGCGTAAACCAATATGGCAAGAAAAGTAATTTTGGAGACTGGTTATACATTTAACCCCTCTACAAAGACGGTAGTTATCTCGAAGAACATTCTTCGTGAACGACTTATCCTCATCACCAACGTCACCATGAACCAGGTGATTTACAATTTTTCAGACCAGTCTCTAAAAGCTACTTCTTACACTAACAGCTCTGTTGCTGGTGTAGATAGCACTACTCTAGTTCTAAACTTTAACACTGTAGGTATGTCATCGACTGACAAGCTACAGATTGTAGTTGACGAATATGCTGAGAAGTTCACCCCAGCAGAAATCAACACTGACCCAGCTAACAAGTTCCGTACCTCGACTGCTCAGGCACTTATCGATACTGACTTTGAGTATGGTACTCAGGTGTCGAAGTGGGAAAACCTCGGCACAATCAACATGCGTCCATTTGCATATCCAAGTGCCGTTCAGGTATCGGGTATCTCTGGTATTGTTACTACTGCAGGTTCTCGAGTCATTACCGTAAATGGTACTGGTATGCCAGTACTTCCTATCGGTACTCCTATTGTTGTGCGTGACACTCTAAACCCAATTGCTAACGGTATCTTTGCCGTAGACAGTGGTGTAACCCCAAGTGCTACTACCTTCACCTTTATTGCTCGTGCAGCTGCAACCGCTACCACTACTGGTGTAGGTATCTTTGACGCTAACAAGACTGCCATTGTACAGGGTAACTTCTACACTGGTGCAGCTGTCGGTGGAACTCCTACCATGAGCTTCTCGGGCTCAAAGATTACAGTTACTACCTCTGTTCCTCACGGTCTGAGCATTGGTAACGAAATTCTTGTAACTGGTACTTCCGCAACTTCGGGTGCTCCTAATGGTACTTGGGTTGTTGCTCAGGTTGTAAGCCCAACTGTATTCAACTTCTACTCTTCGGTGGCTCCTACTGGAACCATCTCTGGTGGTGCTGTTTACACTCGTTCGCAGGCTGCCTTCTTGCACCGCCCATTTGACGGTGGAGTTATCTTTACCTCTAACGGTACTTCTAACTACGAAGCAGCAGTTCGTCAGACTCGTCGTTACTTCCGTTACCAGTCGGGTAAGGGTATCCAGATGTCTTCGGGTACTATCCTGAAGCCAAACGTACAGCTTGACCTTCTAAAGTACAGCACTAGCACTAACCTAGTAACTGTTACCACCAAGGACCAGCACAACATTCAGCCTGGTTCGACAATTGTTATTTCTGGTGCTAACGAGTCTATTTTCAATGGTACTTTTACCAACTTTAATATCACTGGTTACAACAGCTTTACTTACACCCCAACTGCATCTAACCCAGGTGTAGACATTACCGCTACTGGTCTTTACTACGTTTCGGTTACTGGTTGGTACGGAGCTGCAAACCGTCTAGGTATCTTTGACCACCAGAACGGTCTGTTCTTTGAGTTTGATGGTCAGACTCTATACGCTGTTCGTCGTAACTCGACTTACCAGATTGCTGGTCGTGTAGACGTTACCAATGGTAGCAATACCATTACTGCTAACGCCAACTTCCCAACTGCTTTCCCTGAACAGCTAGTTCCTGGTGACTTCATTGTAGTTCGTGGACAGTCATACCGTGTAGATGCAATTGCATCTGAGACCAGCTTGACTATCTCGCCTTCTTACCGTGGTATTACTGCTCCTGCTGTAGTTGTTTCTAAGACTCAGGAACTTCGTGTTCCTCAGTCGCAGTGGAACATTGACAAGATGGATGGAACTGGTCCTTCGGGGTACACCATCGACCTATCGAAGATGCAGATGTTCTACATCGACTTCTCGTGGTACGGTGCTGGTTTCGTTCGTTGGGGTCTGCGTGCAACCAATGGTGACATTGTTTACGTACACAAGATTCAGAACAACAACGTTAACTTTGAAGCTTACATGCGTTCAGGTAACTTGCCAGGTCGTTACGAGTCGGTTACTCAGCCTCAGAAGACCATTCTTGGTGCAAGCGTTGGTGCAAGCGATACTTCGATTACCGTTGCTTCAACCACTGGATTCCCAAGTTCAGGTACTCTAGTAATCAAGGGCTCAACTGCTTACGAGCACGTTAACTACTCAGGAATTACTGCAACTAGCTTTACTGGTCTAACCCGTGCACAGGCTGGTGCTACTACCACTGTTACTATTGCTCTTGGTAGCAACGTAGGTACTGTATCGGCTAACACTGGTATCCAGGTTGGTCAGCGTGTAGTTTCGGCAACTGCTAACTCGGTATTCCCAGATGGTACTTTTGTAAGTGCTATCAACGGTACTACCATTACCTTCAGCCAGGCACTAACTGGTTCGGTTGCTAACCCAAGCACCGTATTCGTACCAATGGGTGCTACTACAGGTACTGCGTTTACCTACTCGGCACTTGCACCAATTGCTGTTGAGCAGGCATTCCCAACCTTCGCTCCTACCATTAGCCACTGGGGAACCTCGGTTATCATGGATGGTCGCTTCGATGATGACAAGTCGCTTCTATTTACCTACGGTCAGCCAAAGGTATCGGGTCTAGTTCCAGCAGGTACTGTAAACCCAACTGGTATCACTGTACAGACCACTACCTCAACTAACGTAAACACCATTAACATCTCCACTAACGTAGGTGTTGTAGTTGGTATGAACGTAGCTGGAACTAACGTTCCAGCAGGTTCGGTAGTTCTTGCGATTAGCGGTACTGGTACTGCAACCATCATCACCATTAGCAACTTCATTACCGTAGCTGTTACTTCGACTACTGCACTTACCTTCACTTCTGCAAGTTCGCTTGCCCTAATGTCGGTTCGTATTGCACCTTCGGTAGACAACGGTATCGCAGCAGCATTTGGTACTCGTGACCTAATCAACCGTATGCAGCTAGTGCTACGTTCGCTTGACGTATCGCTTCTAGGTACTGGTAACATTCTGGTAACTCTAAACCTAAATGGTCTGCCATCTACTGGAACTAGCTGGTCTAACATCGTGGGTAACTCAACTACCCTCGGTACCTCTTCGCTAGCTCAAATTGCTGACTACGCTGGTGGTACTACCTCGGTTACTGGTGGTGAGACCACTGGTGGATTCTTCGTATCGTCTACTGGTAGCGTTGACTTGCCTCTGGTTCGTGACCTTGGTAACTCCATCCTCGGTGGTGGTGGTACTGTTTCTGGTGGTACTCTGGCTAATGCTCAGATTTACCCAGATGGTCCTGACGTAGTTACGGTTGTAGTACAGAACGTTGGTTCTACTGGTGTAGCTCTTGCTGGTCGTCTATCCTGGACTGAGGCTCAGGCATAACATGCCCCTAAGCACGGTAGTAAGCATCGAGGTGAGTTCGGGTACAATCTACTCGGACTCACCTCCGCTTTACCCTGCCATCGGTACTATTTGGATTAACAACAAAACTAGTATCTCTTTAACTTGGAATGGTCTACAGTGGGCTTCTGTAAGCTCTGACGCTGTTCCTACAGTCTTTACTCTGATGGGTGCATAATGGCAACAGTATATAAAGTTCTTGCTCAAAGCAACCCTGCTGCAACTACTAACACTGACATCTATACCGTTGGTGCTGCTAAGTCTGCAGTTGTTAGTTCCATCATTATTGCTAACCTAGCTGCTGCGGATGCAACATTCCGCATTGCTATTCGTGTAGCAGGTGCAGGTCTAGCAAATGCACAGTACATTGCCTACAACGTAACCGTAGGTGCTTCCGACAGTACAACTCTAACCCTCGGACTTACGCTAGGTGCTGCTGACGTAATAACCGTGTATGGTTCTACGTCAACAATCGCTTTTAGCGTGTTTGGTTCTGAGCTTTCCTAATAGGATTAAGCTATGCCACAATCAATGAAAAACTCTCGTATGAGGGTCTTTGCTCGTACCCAAAAGATGTTGGTTGGAAATAATAAATATAATCCAATACCCACAGTATCTGGTGGAACTTTAACCTCAGACGCAACGTATTATTACATGGCGTTTACTTCTAGTGGGACTCTTACCATTACTGGTGCAAGCATTACCGCAGACATTCTTATTGTAGGTGGAGGCGGCGGTGGAGGCACTAGCGGTGCTAACTACTGTGGTGGCGGTGGTGCAGGAGGTCTTATCCAGGTAGCAAGTTCAGTTATTACTGGAAATACCTACACAATTACAGTTGGTGCAGGAGGTGCTACCAATAGCAATGGTGCTAACAGCGTATTCGGAGCCAACATTGCTTATGGTGGTGGTTACGGTGCTTATGCGGGTTATGGTCTTGCTGGTGGTAACGGTGGTTCAGGTGGTGGCGGTACTGCAGTATCTGGTTCTGGTGGTACGGCAGTTTCTGGTCAAGGAAATATTGGTGGCTACGGCTCATCAGCTAATGCTGGTGGTACTGACTCGGGTGCTGGCGGTGGTGGTGGTGCTGGCGGAGCAGGTAACAACCTAACTAACTCTGCGTTTACTAATGAGCCCGCTAATGGTGGTGTAGGACTGCAATTGAACTATACAGGTGCTTTAGCATACTATGCTGAAGGTGGAAAAGGTTCTGGTTTCTATGACCGAGGCGGCTCGGCTAATGGTATCGGTGGTGCCATTTCAGGTTCTGGACATGCAGATGGTACAGTAAACACTGGTTCTGGTGGCGGTGGTGGTCGAGGTGGTGCTGGTGGTGCAGGCGGTTCTGGCATCATAATTTTTAGGTATACTCGTGCTCAGGTTGGCGGCTAATGACTACTCATTCAATTAAAAGAAGTCGTACTGGTAGTTATTTTACATATCGTAATGCCTTAGTAGGTAACTCACCTACGTATGGGTCACTGTCGGTATCGGGAGGAATGGTAGCCTCTGATAGCACGTATTACTATCGAGTATTTACGTCTAGTGGAACTCTGACTGTTTCTAGCGGTAATTTGACTGCTGATATTCTTGTTGTCGCTGGTGGCGGTGGTGCAGGATTTGACTCTGCTGGTGGCGGTGGTGCTGGTGGTTTACAGGGGTTTGCTAGTCAATCTTTAATTTCTGGTTCTTATACTGTTACTGTAGGTGCTGGAGGTGCTGCTGGAACAGTAATTAGTGTACCTGCATCAAATGGAGCAAATTCACAGTTTGGAGCACTAACGGCGTCTATTGGTGGAGGCGGTGGTGGCGGAAAACAAGCTACAGGTAATTCTGGTGGTTCTGGTGGAGGTTCTGGGCACGATGCTACAACTTCTCGACCTGGTGGTGCGGGTACTACTGGTCAGGGATTTGCTGGTGGAACTAACTTTACTACTGCGGGTTCTGGTGGTGGAGGTGCTTCTGCCGTAGGTGCAAATGCTGCTAATAATACTGGTGGAAATGGTGGGTCTGGGTCTTCCGACTATTCTTCTTGGGGATTAGCTACGGCTACAGGACAGAATGTTTCTGGTACTGTTTACTATTCTGGCGGTGGTGGTGGAGGCACCTACATTTCTGGTGGAACTAGAGGAACTGGAGGAAATGGCGGTGGCGGTAACGGTGGCGTGTACAATTCTTCAGGTAGTGCTGGAACTGCAAACACTGGTGGTGGCGGAGGCTCTAATGGAGATGCAAATTTTACTACTGCATTTCCAGGCGGTTCTGGTATTGTAATTGTGCGATATCTTAAAACTTTGGTTTTTAGTACTCAGGGTGACTACGAGCTTTTAGGTACAGTAACACTTACTTCCAATCAAGCCTCAGTTACTTTTACCGCTATTCCTCAAGACTATACGCATTTGCAGTTGCGTCTAGCTACTAGAGACAGCTTGGCAAATGCGTATAACCCTGTTAACGTAACTTTTAATAGTTCAGCCACAGGATACTCTTTTCATTATATAACAGGAGTAAACGGTAGTCCTGGTGCAGGAAATGGCGTTTCTCAAAGTTTTATTACTATTGACGGTTTCCAAGGAAATGCATCTGATGCCAATAATTTTGGTGTTGGAATATTTGATATTTTAGATTACTCAAGTTCTATTAAAAATAAAACAATTCGTAGTTTTTCTGGACGAACAGGGACAGACCCAAGAAACTGGTTAAGCTCTGGTGCTTGGTATAATACCTCACCAGTTACTAGTATTACTATCACGGATACATACAATGCCGCTTCTGGAGGAGTGTTTATTCCTACTTCAACATTTCGACTTTATGGAGTACGAGCATAGTGGTTCAAGCATTAATTCCATTGGGAAGCGTGACTGTAGGAGCTGTTCAGGCAGCTATAGTTTTTGCCAATATTCCTTCTTCATATAAAGATTTAAAAATAATAATTAACGGAACTACAGTTTCTGGTGGTAGTGCATTTTTAACTTTTAATTCAGATACTGCAAGTAACTATTCGTGGGTTCGGGCATACGGAGATGGCACTAACATTGGTGGTTCAGTTTCAAGTTCTTATGGGTATGTGTACTTAGGGGATATTGGCGGTTCCACTAGCCCAACAACAATTGTTGCAGACATTATGGAATACTCCACTGTTGATAAGCACAAAGTAACTTTGAGTAAATCAGTAATTCCTTCTCAATATATTTTTATGGTTACGGGTAGGTGGGCATCTTTAGCCGCAGTCACTAACATCTCCGTAACTTCTAGTGGTGGCAATTTTTCTTCTGGAACTACGGTATCTTTGTTTGGAGTAATAGGATGAGTTATGGCACTTTAATTAGCACTCAGACAGTAGGAGCCGCTGGTGCTGCCAGCATTAATTTTGTTTCAATACCACAAACGTATACAGATTTAATTCTCGTATATTCTGCTAGAGGAACTAATGCCTCTACTTATATTGACACATGGGTTAGATTTAACGGAAGTTCTACTGGGTATCTAGCACGTATGTTGTATACAACAAATGGAACAACTGCTCAATCAGCTACAGACTCTAGTGGTGCTCAAATTTCTTGGGGTAGCTCTACTGCGGCTAACGCTCCTGCCTCAACTTTTAGCAACGGGTCTATTTATATCCCTAACTACACAGGTCTTAATGTTAAAACTATGATGATGGATGTTGCTTTTGATAATAACGCTACTGCTGGAGGAATACAGTTAATAGGGGGTAACTGGTCAACCACTTCTGCAATTACTCAAGTTTCTTTAATTGCGTCTACTGGAACATTTGTACAGTATTCAAGTGCTTCTCTTTATGGTGTAAACCCAATAGTAACTTCTACAGGCACTACTCCTACTGTTGACTACTTAGTAGTTGCAGGAGGCGGTGGTGGTGGTTATAACATTGGTGGAGGTGGCGGTGCAGGAGGTCTTTTGACTGGTACTGGGTTTACTGTTACTTCTGGAACTGCCCTTACAGTCACAGTAGGCGGTGGTGGTGCAGGAGGAACTAGTGGAGTAGGAACCAATGGAGTCGGGTCTGCTTTCTCTACTATTAGCACTACGGGTGGTGGAGGCGGTGGCGGTCCATATAACTCCAGTAACGCTGCCACTGGAGGTTCTGGTGGTGGAGGGCAGGCTAATACCTCGGGAGCAGCAGGTGCCGTTGGAACTGTTGGGCAGGGGTATGCTGGTGGTTCTGGAAGTTCTAATGGAACTAACTGGTCTGCTGGTGGCGGTGGTGGGTCAGCATTCGTAGGAACTAACGCATCATATAACTCTGGAACGTCTACTCTTACTGCTGGAAATGGCGGAGATGGCTCCCTATTAACCTTAAATGGATTTTCCCAGTATTACGCAGGTGGTGGTGGTGGGTCAGCATTTGCTGCCACTAATTTGACTGGAGGAACTGGAGGTATGGGAGGTGGAGGGCAGGGTGCATTGACAAGTGGCACTCCAACCGTATCCTCAACAGTTGGTCAGATAAACACTGGTGGCGGTGGCGGTGGCGGTTCTTACACTACTGCTGGTTCTGCTGGTGGTTCTGGCGTAGTAATACTTCGTTATCCACAAACTTACGCCCCAGCAATGTACACAACTGGTAATCCAGAAATAAACTATGTAAATGGTTATCGTGTGTATACTTGGTATGCTTCTGGCTCAGTAACTTTTGGGGTGTCTACTCCCCTATCAGTTATTTCTTCTGGGCTTATCCTTAATCTTGATGCTGGGTACACTGGGTCTTATCCTGGATACGGAACTGTTTGGAAAGACCTAAGTGGAAATGCGTATGACGGTACGCTATTAAATGGCACAGCGTTCTCTACACTAGGTATAGGCTCCATGTCATTTGACGGTGTAGATGATTACGTTTCGGGACCTATACCATCTACTGCAACTTCAAATGTTACTTTACAAGGTTGGGTAAATGTTCAAGCAGGTCGAAAAGGTCCATTCTTTAGAATTGGAAGTAATAATGGCGGTTATTCTATTGGTCAAGGTGCTGGTTCCTACGGTTCTACAGGTCAAGAAATAATTATGCTATTTTCAGGTGCTCGTTGGATTGGTACGGGAGTAAACTGGGATACTGGTTGGCAGATGGTGACTATGGTACTTGATGCTTCTGGAGTTCCTACTGCGTATAAAAATGGTACAGTTATCGGTACTTATTCAGGAGGTGGTCCGATTGCTCCTACAACAAACTATATTTTAGGAAGAACTATCGGTGATGAACCTGGTGGTGGAGGTCCTTGGACTGGAAACCTAGGAACATTCTGGATGTACAATAGGGCACTTTCTTCCACTGAAATTACTGCAAACTTTAATGCCACTAAGTCTAGGTATGGACTTTAATAACTATTAAGGAAAGAAATGAGACCAACTAAAATTGTTCACAACTTCGATACTGGTATCACTGAGACCATCGAGTTGACTGATGAAGAAATCGCCCAAAGGGAAACTGACCAAGCAGCCTATGAAGCACAGCAAGCAGAACTTGCTGCTGCCGAGGAAGCGAAAGCCACTGCTGTAGAGTCTTTCAATGCTAAACTATTAGCATTGGGAATCACCCCAGAAGAAATTGCAGCCTGGAGAGGATAACATGGCACACTTTGCAGAAATTGATTCAGACAACATTGTTACACGAGTCCTTGTAACAGACAACAATGACCCTAATGGTGATGAAGGTTACCAGTGGCTCCTAGATAATCTAGGCGGTAACTGGGTAAAGACGTCGTACAATGGAAACATTCGTAAGAACTTTGCTGGCATCGGCTATTCTTACGATGAAACTCGTGATGCGTTTATTCCACCTAAGCCATTTCCTAGTTGGGTTTTGGTTGAAGACACTTGTCTATGGGAGGCACCAGTGCCTTACCCTACTGACGGTGCTATTTATACTTGGGACGAAAAGAAAAAGAAATGGGTCCCAATTAACTTGCCTGGCTAATGCAAGGTAGGAACAAGCGGTAATCCGCTATCCCGACAAGGATGCTAAAGGCCCCTAGGGGGGCCTTTAGTTTTGAGCCAGTAAATCTACCTGTTATCAGGCAAAATAGTAGTAAAGACTTTTAGGAGTGTATTATGGCTGCAAAGACAGTTATTAAGCACCGCAGGGATACTGCCGCCAACTGGACCAGCACTAACTCAGTTCTTGCTGCTGGAGAACTTGGCGTAGAAACAGATACCCTTAAGTCCAAGATTGGTGATGGCACTACTGCTTGGACTTCTTTGGCTTACATTAAATCAGGTAACTCTGATACAACTACTTTGGCTACTACTACTAGCAAGATTCGTGCCTCTAGCCTAGACCGCACAGTGTTTGTTGCGGCATCTGCTCCTTCTTCGGGAATGGTTACTGGAGACATCTGGATTCAGGCATAGCCCATGAGTTATAGTGCTACATCCTTAACAGTATCTTCCTCAACTCCAGGTCAAGTTACTGTTAACTGGAGCGTGACTACTTCTCCTGGTGCCTCATTTAACTGGTCGCTAACCCTAAGCGGCTCTGGAACTATTAGCGGTACTGCTAGTGGTTCTGGGTTTGCAGGTGGCTCTGGCTCTATTACTGTAACTGGGCTAACATATGGCAGTAACTACGGTGCTGGATATAGTAATAGTGTTCAGCTTAATCTAAACGGTGCTGCTGGTACTGCAACAATCCCCCCATCAAATAGCACAGTAGTAGCTAGTCCTTCATATACTCTTACTTGGGATTTAGCTGGAGGTTCTGGTGGAGGAACATACCCATCAACTACCTCAGGTTCTGTTTCTGCTCCTGCCAGTACTCCTACTAGGTCTGGATATGTGTTTAATGGTTGGAGCCCGAGTCTTCCAACTACTGTATCTGCGAATACTACTATTACTGCACAATGGCTTCAGCTATACACTATGAGCTATGATTTAGCTGGTGGAACAGGTGGTAATGGTTATACTTCCTCTGTTCAATCTGGTGGCACTGTTCCAGCACCGTCTTCAAACCCAACTCTTAGTGGTAAAACATTTTACGCTTGGAGCCCAAGTCTTCCATACAGCCCAGTAACAGGTAACGTTACCTTTACTGCTATATGGACTCCTCATACTGTTACCTGGAACTATAATGGTGGTTCTGGTTCTCCTTCTTCGGTTTCAGTTAGCCATGGCTCGACTACTACTACTCCGAGTACTTCTAGAACTGACTACACATTTAATGGTTGGTCAGGTAATGGTCAGAGCGGACTTGGTCAAGGAGCTACTACAGCTGCTATTAATGGGGATGTAACATATACTGCAGACTGGACCTATAGCCCTCCTCCTCCTCCATCTAATCCATCTCCAACTTGGTCAGACAGTGCTTTAGGCTCATTTACTATTGCGGCAGCTTATTCTGATGGAGTTACTGCTAACTACATGAGTGGTTATAGCGGTGCGTATTCAGTTAGTGCTGGAACTCTTCCAGCTGGAATTGCATTAGATACATCTACAGGAGCAGTCACAGGTACACCTACTAAAGTGTCTACCTATAGTTTTACTATTACTGCTACTAACGTAAATGGGGCTATTTCACAAAGTTTCTCGGGGACTGTACAAGGTGGAGTCGCAGTTGTAACGGGAAGTACTTGGTATAAAGCCACAGTAAGTGTGTACTCAGGTTCTGCTTGGGTAGCCAAGCCAGTTTATGTTTACAATGGAACCAGTTGGGTGTTGAGTAGCTAATGCGTGGTGGAAGAGAAGGCACAGACCGTAGTTCACGCTTTGGCATGGACTACGAAGCCATGTCGATGTACGAAGGTATATCTGAAGAACTCGGTGGCACTGTAGGTGTTGACGTATCTTGGTTTAGATGGTCAGATAGCTATACCGCAGCTAATTACACAGGTATCGTAGATAATATTTACGATGTTTCTAGCTCTGTAGTTGGTCAGGGTCGTCGTTGGATGTACCCATTCAATATGCCTGTAGTAATGGCCCAGTTTGTTCGTGGTACTAACGTTATGAACGAACGTGGTTTCTATACCACAGATACACTACGCCTAGTAATTAACGTAGGTGAAGTTCAACGTCTATTGCCATCTTTGATTACCGATTCAAACACTCACATTAAAGATAGAATTCTATATAGAGGTGAAGTGTTTGTACCTACTCGTGTTTTGCCTCGTGGTTCTTTCGGTAATCGCTTTGCAGTTGTAACCGTTGACTGCAACCAGGTTAACCCTGAAGAAATGGTCAATGACCCTCAGTTCCAGGCTTACGCAGCAACTTCTTCGGTAGATAATCGACTTAACCCAGCAACTGGCTATGGCGTAACTGGCTATGGCACTAACCCTTACGGAGTCTAGAATGACAGTAACACTTCCAGCCCATGGTGATTCCAACTGGGATACCCCAATTAGTGCCGCTATTACAGGCATCGATTCTCGCCTAACCACTGTAGAAGGTAAGGCAGTTACTATTGGTGCAGTTACCGCAGACATCTTGCCTGCTACTGACAATGTGTACAACCTAGGCAGTAATGCTAAGCGGTTTGCTTCTGTGCATATTGGTCCAGGAACGTTGTACCTTACTGACCAGACATTGACTAACACTAACGCGGCTATTGCTGTAAATAATGGTGCGTTTACTATTAATGGAATTGCTCAGGCTCAGCTACCTAATGTAACAGTTACTAATCTTACTTTTGCTGATTCCACTGTACAGACTACTGCTTGGAAACCTTACTACGGTTCGTTTGAAAGCACAGCCACTCAGACTAGCGGTGGGGTTACCTCCGCTAACTTGGTGACTTTTAACACCGTAACTAACTCCAGTGGTACATCCATTGACAGTGGAGCTACTAGCTCTAAGATTACATTTGCAAATGCTGGAACATATGCCATTGACTTTAATGGCCTGTACTTCTTTAGCGGTGGAGCTAGCAACTATAACATCACTGTTTGGTATGCAAAAAACGGTACTGCAGTGGCAAACTCTGCATACACCTTTACTACTACTGGTTCTCAGGCAGCCCAGGTTATGGGCCACATTACTGACTTGATTACTGTTGCAGCCAATGACTACATTCAGATTTACTGGTGGGCAGCTGCTGCAGGTGTTGCATTGACTCCTACTGTTGCAGGAACTAACCCAACTCGTCCAGCGTCGTCTAGTGCCACTATTAACACTTGGCGAGTTGCATAATGCCTTTTGAGTCACAGGCTCAGCGTGCTTGGATGTATGCTAATAAAACTGAAATGGCCAAAGAATGGGAAAAGCACACTAAGAAAAAGAAGCTTAAGAAGAAGGTAAAGAAAAATGGCAAGTGAAGCTTGGCAGAAAAAAGAAGGCCAGAACGCTAAGGGTGGACTGAACGCTAAGGGGCGTGCATCTTACAATAAGGCTCATGGAGCACACCTAAAGGCCCCAGTTAAGTCTGGTGACAACCCACGTCGTGCGTCATTCTTGGCACGTATGGGTGGTTCTCCTGGTCCTGAGCGTAAGCCTAATGGTGAGCCTACTCGTCTTCTACTCAGCCTAGAAGCTTGGGGAGCGTCTTCTAAAGCAGACGCCAAGAAGAAGGCAGCAGCTATTCGCAAGCGTCTTGATGCTAAAAAGGGTAAGAAGTAATGTCGGAAGTTAAAATTGGAACCCGTAAGAAGTTTGGGCCGTACAAAGGCTCTAAACAAAACGGTGGTCGTGAGATTTACGTTTGGAAAGTAAAGACTAAAGACGGTTGGCGTACTGAGTCTAAGAACAAGGCTCGTGCAGACTACGAAGATACTCACGGAAAATTATCTAAGAACACCGACGTAGACCACAAAGACAACAACAAAAAGAACGACTCTAAAGGTAACCTTAGAGCTATGAGTCATGGTAAAAACGTGGCTAAAGAGAACAAACGTCGTGTTGGTAAGAAAGAAAACGAGAAGTAATGTTTCATACTCGGAATACTAAGCATGACTGGTACTTCGAGTCCATGTCTAGAGAAAATCACCCAGAACTGTTGCCCCAAAACGAAGGACTAAAGCGTATGGCAGGAACAAGTAAAGCTGCTGTCTATAAGGCAGAAGATGAAGCTATCGAAGCTAAGCGTAAGCACGAAGACCTAGTTCGCAAGCAAAAGCGTCAAACCCCAGCAAAATCAAGAGTAAAGGCAAAATAATGGCTGAAAAAAAGAAAAAGGCAATGCCACCATGGATTGGTTCCAAGGCGGATAAGAAGCAGGACAAGAAAGAAGAAAAGGGCATGACCCCTGCTCAGAAGAAGAAGTTCGAGACTGCTGACAAGAAGATGGACAAAGACAAAACTTTGACTAAAAAGGAAGACACTGCCAAAGACAAGGCACTGGCTGCCCGCATTAAGCACAAGAAGAAGTAACCGACACAAACAAAGTTTAGCCCTCTTTTTGAGGGCTTTTCTTTTACTCTTAGTACGTAGGTATTCGTGCGGATATCTGCCTACCTTCAGTAGTTTGCTCCTTAAAAGGATTGTGCGATGTCTGTTCCAAATTGGATTCCAGGTGCTAACCCACCAGAGCGTGAAGAGTTTGTAAAAGGACTCTTGGGTGCTAGTCCAATTCACAAACGAGATGTTCTTTTAGCGATAATTGCTGGGTACGTAGGCGGAAGAATCGCCAAGCGTACAGGCAATAAGTAATGGAACTAAAAGAAGCCGCAATCAAAGCAATCGAAGACGCAACTAAAGTTGCCACGCACTCTTTCCGAAAGCACGCTCTCCAGCATGGCTGGGATTCAGATGTAGTTGCCCATACCCACGTAAAATACGAAAATGGCAAATTTGGAGTACATACTCACCCTGATTATCAGGATAGGGCTTTTGTACACGAATATGGAACTGAAAATGTTCCTCCTACAGCTGCTATTCGTAAGTTCTTTAACCGTAGTGAAAACACAGAAATGCCATTAAGAGAAGCACTTAATCACCATGCAGGAGGTAAGAAATGACTTTTTTATTTTCTGAGGATGCTGCTCTCCGTAATTGGTTAAACGGGGTTACTGTCACTGACCAAAAAGCAACTGGTGATGCCACTCCTCGTCAAGTACGAGTATGGTTTGGCCAACCTGACCAGGAACTTCGTGAGCAAAGTTACCCCTACATAACTCTTGACATGGTTGATATCAATCGTGATGCAGAACGTGAAATGCGTGGAGACACAAGTGCTGCCTATCTTCGTCCTGCAAACCTACCTAGCACTAGTGGGTTTCGTCAACACTTGCCTATTCCTGTAAATATTGATTACCAAGTTACGGTTTATTCACGTAATCCCGTACATGACCGACAGATTATGATGCAGTTACTTGCAGTAAAACTGCCACTTAGATTTGGACAGCTAGAACTTGACGATGGCACTATTCGTCGTTTAGAAGTTATGGATGTTTCAAAACGAAATGCTACAGAACAGGCAAAGCGTTTATTCGTAAACTCAATTACTGTTCGCATTTCAAGCGAAATCCCAGAAATTACATACAACGAACTATTCCCTGTACATACCGTCGTTGGCGGTTTGACTCCGATTAATCTTCCGACACAACCTGGCACCCAAAGAATAACTATTTAAGGAGATAAACTATGACCTATGGTCGTCCTGGAGTCTACATTAGTGAGACTCTAATCCCAGCTCCACTGGGTGCTACTGGTACAGCTAACGCTGCTGGTGCCGCTGTTGGAGCATTCGAAAAGGGTCCTGAGACCCTTACTCTAGTACGTTCGTGGTATGACTTTGCTAAGAACTTTGGTGGTTACAATGCCAAGTACCCAGCAACGTTTGGTGTAGCACAGTTTTTTAACAACGGTGGTGGCGAGCTATACGTAAAGCGTGTACTTCAGTCTGACGCAGTTGCTGCTTACGCTTCTCTACCTGCTACTTCAGGTACACTAGCTACTGTAACCGCACTTAGCCGAGGCACTGATGGAAACAACCTTCGTGTACAGGTAACTAACGGACCAACTATTAACAGCGTAGCTACTTTTAACCTAACTGTTTACAAAGAGGTTCAGAGTGCTTACTTGTACCCTTCAACTTCTTCTAACACAGACTCGACAAACGATGCTGTAGTAGAGCAGTACACTGGCCTAATTACTACTGATGTAACCGCAAGTAACTTTATCGAAACTGTAGTAAACAACTCGTCTGCTTACATTAAGATTTCAGGTACAGACACTACTAAGACTGCAGCAACTCAGGCCGCTAGTGCCGTTGTTCCATTGACTAATGGTTCTAACTCGGCTGCAAATGCGTATGTTGCTGCTTCGGACTTCAGCACTGCTCTTGCTACTGATGGTACTTCGCAGCTTGACCAGGTTGACCGTCCACTCGTGGTATTTGCTCCTGAGGTTTACGCTAAGTTCTACGTAGACCAGAAGCTACAGTCTGTTACAGACGCAACTGCAGCCACTGCTGCTGCAACTGCTACCGCAACTGTTCACAATGCACTAGTAACTTGGGCTAACGGTGGTCAGGGCTTTGCTGTTCTTGACACTCCTCCAAGCTACGGCACAAGTGCTGCAACTACCTACGCAAGCACTACCATCACCACTAAGTCAAGCCAGGGTGCTCTTTACTACCCTAACTACTACATTGGTGACCCACTAGGTGCTACTGGTGCTCTTCGTAAAGTTGGCCCTGCTTCGGCTGCTGCTGGTCTTTACATCAGTACTGACAAGAGTTTTGGTCCTTTCAAGGCTCCTGCAGGTGTTCAGGCAAATGTTCGTGGTGCTCTTTCTCTAGAGCGTACCTTTAGCAATACTGACCTAGACACCCTAAACAGTGCTACTGTTCCACTAAACGCAATCCGTAACCTTCCAGGTGCTGGAATTGTTGTAATGGGTGCACGTACTCTTCTTCAGGATGGTACTGCTAACCGTTACGTCAACATGCGTCGTAGCCTAATCTACATTAAGAAGCGTCTGCGTGACATCACTCAGTTTGCCGTAATGCAGAACAATGATTACAAGCTTTGGGCTCAGTTGAGCACCAGCATTACAGTGTTCCTAAACGAATACCGTAATCAGGGTGGTCTTCGAGGCATTAGCTCTGTTTCTTCGTTCTACGTAAAGGTAGACGCTGAAAACAATACCCCTACTACAATCGCTCTAGGTGAAGTACACGTCGAGGTTGGCGTTGCTCTTCAGTACCCTGCAGAGTTTGTAGTAATTAACCTCAGCCAGATTACCGCTGCGTAAGGAGATAGACACAAATGGCAACTATCCTAAATAACCGTTCAACTATTGCTACTGACCCGATTAGAAATTTCCGATTTCTTGTTCGTTTCATTCCTCAGGACCAAAGCCAGGACTGGGCTAAGAAGCTCAAGGATATTTCCTTCGGCTTTACTTCGGTAACTGGTATGGCAGTAACTACTGACTCGATTCCTTATCGTGAAGGTGGATACAACACCACTGTTCACCAGATTCCTGGCCAGAGTTCGTTTGCTCCATTACAGCTACAGCGTGGTGTACAAATTGGTACTCGTCAGAACTGGGACTGGATGCAGCAGCTATTCCAGACTGTTCAGGGAACTACTGTTCGTGGCTCGGCAAGCAACTTCCGTTGCGACGTAATCATCGACGTACTAAGCCACCCCGTTGCGTCTATTGCTACTGGTGCTGGCTCAACTAATGGTGTTACTGCCACAGTAGGAACTATTGGTCAGGGGTCTCAGGACGACCACGTATCAATGCGATTCCGTGTTTACAACGCCTGGATTACTTCGCTAGCTTACTCAGACCTAAGTGCTGGTGACAACGCTATCCTAGTGGAGCAGATGTCGCTAGTTCACGAAGGCTGGACAAGCAGTTGGGCAACTAGCATGAACGAAGCTGACACAGCTGAAGAAATTAAGTACTAATAACATATAAACAAGGACAACAAAATGGAAAATAATACATTTACAGCTCTAGAAGATACTGCAAAAGCTAACCAGATTCTTGCAGAAGCAATTGCGGAGCCCGTATACGAAGAACCTGCACAAATTATTGCTCCTTCGGACACTACGGTAAACCTTCCTGGTGGATACATGACATTCACTGGGGAGGTTTACCGTACTGCTGAAGTACGTGAACTAAATGGTCGAGATGAAGAAATCATTGCCAAAGCAGGCGTTGGTTCTAAGATGTTTTCGGCTATCCTGTCTCGGGGAACGGTTTCAGTAGGAGAAAAGCCTGCTGATGACCGTCTTTTGGACAATTTGCTTATTGGTGACCGTGAAGCTATTCTATTAGGCATTTATAAAGCTACTTTTGGTCCTACTGCAAAGGTGTACTCCTGGTGTGCAGGATGCAAGGAAACTAAAGATATTCAAATTGATATTGATAAAGATATCAAAACTAAAATTCTTGTAGACCCAGTTGGAGACCGTGAGTTTACGGTAAAAGGCAAGAAAAACGAATACTCAGTAACTCTTCCTACTGGTGTAGCAGAAAAGGCTATTTCAGCAGACCCGAATAAAAACTATGCCGAAAAGGTGACTATTCTTCTAGAGAATACTGTAGTCAGTATTAACGGCAGCCCTGTAGTAAGTAAGTCCCAGATACAGAATCTAGGACTACAAGACCGAAATAAAATTTCAGAAGAACTTGCAAGTCGCAATTCTGGGCCAATCTTTGATGACATTGTTATGGTGTGTCCAGATTGCGATGGTGAGATTGTGGTGCCAGTAAATCTAGGTGCCATCTTTCGGCTCTAATATTACTCCGTACAATGATTTGCTAGCTGAGTGGTTGGTGCTAACGCACCACTTCTCTGGCTGGACCTTAACTGAGATTAAGGACCTTTCTCCTAGAGAAAGAAAGAACTGGATTGCATTAGCAAATGAACTAGGAAAGGCGTTGAAGAAGTCCTAATGGGTGACATTATCAACTCTATCGACAAACAAACTAAGGTCGAAGAATCCCTAGTCAGTGCAATTAAGACACTAGTTTCTCGCATGACTGGCTCAGCTGGTCGAATTGCGGGAGGTGTTCCAAGTGCTGGTAGCGGTGGGTCAGTTATGCCTACCTCGTTTGGCAATATGAGTGCTCCTGAACTTTTAGCAAGTTCTAGGGCCGCAAATCTTGGCTATAATTCGTTAATTGGTATTGCCCAAATGGGCAAGGGCCTAATTGGCGGTGCGGCTATGATGATGCCAAACATGCAGGCATCACTTTCTCGTGGTGCTGGGTTCTACAATGCTGGTGTATTTGCAGGAACTAATTACCAAGGTCTAGCTACTAATACCATGAGCATGATGCGTGGTGGTATATCTGAAATTGGCGGAGACGCTCAGACTGCAAACACTCTTATCGGTATGGGAATTAACCCCACTGGAACAGGGGTTAATGCTGGTCAATACAAAAACTTAGTAACATCTACTGCAAATGCAGCTAAATACTTAAACATGGGTAACCAGCAAGCTTCTGCTGCTCTTGGTGGCCTTACCCAAGGTGGAACTTCGCAGTCTTTGATGCGTAATTTTGGTGTTTGGACGACAGACCCAGTTACAGGTAAGCGTCAGAGTGCTACTCAAATATTTTCACAGATGTACAATCGAATTACTGCTGGACAAAAGCTAAGCCGTAGTGACCTGGAGACATCGCTTCAAGGTGGTGCACTAGCTGTAGATATCCAAAATTCTGGGTTGACGCAAGACCAACAGAACTTGTTTACTCAGTACACACTGGACCGTGCTAGTGGTAAAAACATGGACCTTGGCAACCAGAAAGCCATGGATGCAATGTTTAAAGGTCAAGCAGGTAAAAACGGTACTGGAGAAAATCCATATAGTTCTCAATACAAAATGAACAGTGCTACTACAGGTGCTCTTAACGACTCCTTGCAACCTTTTATTACAGGTATGAAAAATGCTGTGCCTATGTTTGAAAAACTAGAGCAGACATCTGGTGCTTTGGCTAAGCAGTTTGGTTCTCTTAGTGCCTACATTCAAACACTTGCGAGTAGCGGTCCTGGTCAAGGAGCAGCGTATGCTGCGGGTGGAGTTGCTTCTGGGCTTACATCTATTGGTGGAGCAATGGTTACAAATGCCGCACTAAGTAGGATGATGGGTGGCAAAACTGATACGGGTGCTGGGCGAGGTTGGTTTGGTAAAGGCAGTGTAAAACCTGGAGGTAGATTCGGCACTCGTCCATCTGGTGTTGGTAAAGTGGGGGCTGCTGGAGCTGCGGTAATGGGTGGTTTAACTCTTGCTAATGACGCTATGAATGGGCAAGGTTGGGGAAGTAAAAAGTTTAGTACTGATGCGGGATCTACTGTAGGTGGAATTGCTGGAAGCATTGCGGGTTCATTCCTTGACCCAGTTCTTGGTCCTTTTGGAACAATTCTTGGTGGTATGGCGGGAGCGGCTATTGGTGGAGCTATTGGAGGTATGTTTGGCGGTGGAGAGACATCTACTATTCAAACGGGAACTTCCACTGACACTAAAAAAAGTTTTAAACTTGCACGCCCAGTTAGTGCAAAAGTAACTCTTGGATATGGTGTTGTTGATGAAAACCACGCTACGGGTCACCATGGAATTGACTTTGGTTGTGGCCCAAATACTCCAGTTCAAGCAGCTGCTGATGGTGTAGCTAACGCACCTTATTACAGTACCGAAATTGGTAACGTTGTAGAAATTGACCACGGTAATGGTTACACCTCGTTGTACGCTCACCTAACTTCTGCTGGAGTTAGAGCAGGAGATGCAGTAAAACAAGGACAAGTTATTGCCGCTAGTGGTAACACAGGTAACAATACTACTGGACCTCACCTTCACCTAGGGCTAAAGGGTCCTAATGGAATTACTGACCCAACTCCATTTTTAGTTGGTGGAGTAGCCGTAAACGGTGGTCAAACTTCTATCGGAAGTTCTGGAGATGCAGCTAAGGCTGGGTATGGTTCAGCTGACTCTGCTGGTGGTTTGGGGTACAGCAATGACTACAACGCCCCTAAAGCTGCTGGAGGAATTCCACAATCTTATAGTGGTGCAGCTATTGCTAAGGGAGCAGCCAGTTCTGCAGGCTCTTTGGGGCGTAGTGACTCGGTACTTGGGGGAGCTCAAGGAAGCATGAGCACAGGTACTAGCAACTCTTATAAGGGTGGTGGAGATGCCCCAGTTAAGAGTAATAACTTTAACATTACTGTTAATATTGCTCAAGCTAGCGAATCTGAAGCCCGTAAATTTGCCCAAATGATTAAGGGCTACATTGAACAAGAAACTCTTACTAACAACATGGGACGGCTATAATGAGTTATAACCCAAAAGTAAGCCCCACTACCCCAAAACCTTCTGCTGCTTCGCTTGCAGCAGCACAAAAAGCTATTGGGGCACAAATTGAATCTGACAAAGTAACTGCAGTGCAGGTAGCTGCACGAGACGCAATGGTAAAACTAGAGCAGTCAACTAATGCTCAAAAACGAAAAATTGGGTATTTAAAAAATATCTCTGACCAAATGCAAAATGCCATTACTCAGCTAATTGCAGGTAAGGACCTTCAGCAAGTTATTGGAGTTGTTGGAGGAGGTTCTAGTAGACCAACATCGGTATTTAGAGCTGGCCCTGAAACCTACAGCGTGCCGTATGTTTATGTTGGAACTAATGCCCCAGCGGGTAATCGTGCTTTGCAAATTGCTTATTTGACTGATAGTAAGATTACTCTTAACAAGTATATTAACCAATTGCGTACTACTCTAACCAACTCAACTGGACTAGACCACAATGCCCCTGGTTCAGACCTTACTGTTGCAGGTCCTACTACTGGTGGTGGAGGCGGCGGCGGCTCGGATAAGAAGCCAAAGCCAATAATTAAGCCGTACACTGGGGGAGTTAGGTATAACTTGCCTGGCGTTACAGACGCTTATTTTGCAGATGTTAACCCTGTGCTTTTTGTAACTAACCCAAATAGACCTGCTATTGTTAACGAGGCATGGGACCTTTGGAGACAAACAGGTTCTCACAAGGGTATGATTCAAAGCTTTGTTATTCCTAAACTAGCTAACAGCTCCTCTAGTTCTGCTAAAAATACTCCCGAAACCTACGCTAGTAAAAACATCAACAAAAGTAAGTATGCTTTTCAGTTTTTGTATAATCCAGGCACAGTAGAAATGAACTACGCAGGAGCACCTGCTGTTGATATGGGACTTGAACTTAGTGGACTAGATAAAGTTCCACTGATTGGTTCAGCAGCAACTTCATCTACAATTTCATTTCAGTTGCTATTAAACCGTATGCCTGATATGAAATACATCTACGATTACTTTAATAGTGGTTCAACTTATACTGAACTTGACCCAGGAATTCTTCGTTTAAATCCTGACCTTGGTAAAAATTCTCATGTTGTAGACTTTAATAAAATTTATGGACGAAACGTTCCTATAGAAGATATTAAAGATATTAGAGAACGTGGAACAATGTACGACGTAGAATTTTTATTACGTACTCTTATCGGTTACGCACTTCCTAGCACACTTCGTGGGTTTACTACCTCAGACATTGGCTACTTGGGAGCTTATCCAGTTGAGCTACATCTAGGTAAATCACTTAGGTACCTGGTTACTATTGACTCAATTAGTCTTAACCACACTATCTTTACTGAAGATATGGTTCCTGTGTTTACCAATATGACCCTCAACTGCAACCGTCTTCCTGATTATCCATTTGATTACGCAACTGGTGCGTCATCTTACGGAGGTGCAGCGTCTAGCCTTGGGTCTACTAAAACTGACCCAGCAGCTGCCAATGCTGCTAAAACAACTAGTACGTCTGCTTCAGGAACTACTACTACCACAACTACTACAACTACTACAACCACAAAGAAGTAGGAATTATGATTTTTACAGATAGTAGATACGCAAACGGTAAGTTTTTTAAAGCATACGATAGTAGAACTGGGCAATACAGCACTACTGTGCTACGTAATTTTCCTTATGATTCTGAAAACTATTATTACTATGTATGGGTAGATAAAGACCGCATTGATTTGGTAGCTCAAAAAATGATGGGTAATGCTGATTTTTGGTCAAAGATTATGGATTTTAATCCTGAGATAATTGACCCATTTACCATCCCTGCTGGTACAACTATTAGGATTCCTAGTGCCTAATTTACCAACAGGAAAATACCGCAGAGGTACGTCATACTCTATACAACTTCCAACTATTCCGACGTTGAGTGTTCAACCTAGGCGAGTAGAGATTCATCAAAAACAGTATCATCACGATGTGCTAATTATGGAGTTTAGTCAGCCTGCAGATTTGTGGTTTGAAGTAGTTAACACAGGTGTTCCAATCAAGTTTACTTGGAGTCAGGGCAGCATCACTAAAACTTTTTACGGATATGTGTCATTTTTAGTTCGTAATGCTGCTGGACAAATTGAAAACCTTATGGAAGTTCACTGTGTGGGAACTACATTTGTGCTTAAAGAACGTGCTACTAAAGTATTCACAAATACAACTATCCCAGCTGCTGTTAACTCTATTGTTACTAGTTTTGGATTTAAATTTATTGGCGAAGATGACACCAGAGTATTTGACCAGTTGACTATGGCTGGGCATTCTTATTGGGAATGGATTCAAGAACAAGCTAAACGTATTGGGTATGGAGTGCTAGTAGATGGAATGAACTTCTCTTTCCGACCACTAGACAAACTAATTGACCAAGGCATTACAAGTGTTCCAGTTTTAAGTATTTCTACTGCAGAAACTCCTATTAACACTCAGGTTTTAGACCGTACTCTAGACTCTATTAAGATTCTTCAGGGAGAGCATATTGAGGATGCCAATAGTCTGCGAGCTATAAAGCACACTTCTGGTGTAGACCCAATTACTGGAAAAGTAGTAACTAGTATTTCATCTCCAAATACTGTAGGAAGTGCGTTACGCACAAATGTAAGTGACGTAATGTTTTCAGAGTATCGTTCTGAACAGGTTGTTCATGATATTTCTTCTGCACAAAGTGCCGCTGCGGGAGCTGCTACTATGGCGAGAATGAACATGCCTGCAAAAATTAAGTGCCAGGGTGACCCACGAATTTCTCCATTTAATCCTGTACTAGTTCAAGGTACAGGTCCTCAAACTGACGGCTATTGGATAGCTAAAGAAGTAAAACATATGTTTGCCAGGATTGGTGATTATCAAATTGAAATGACCGCAGGTACTGACGGTACAGGCAATAACCTGCTAACCACTGTTAGACAAGGAACCGATACAGTTGTTGGAATGGTAAACTTAAACGAAGCTGTGAAGAACGGTAGAAATATCACTGCAAGCTCTAGCAACCAAGTAAGTTTAAAGCTAGGGTCTTCAGGAGTAAGTATGACTAACCAAGGATTCCGTAGGACTCCTGCTACTTGGGTATCTGGAGGGTAACTATGGCGTCAAAACAACACATTGAAGAGTTTGCAGTTTCTCTTCCATTTACTGTAGGTATTGATGGAAAAGTAAACGGAACTACAGACCAATCAAAAATTTGGCAAGATAGAGTTTTATCTGCGGTGGGTACTGCTATTGGAGAAAGAGTTCTTAATTTTACTTATGGTAGTAACGTCTATAAACAGATGTATAACAACCAAACTGCAGCAACTGAAGCCGTGCGTTCTGAAATTTCACGTGTATTTTTAGTTTTTTTGCCCCTGCTTACGTTATCGACTATAAACACAACATTTGTATCAGAAACAGGCTCACTAATCGTGGAAGTAATTTACCAACTTCCAAATGATGTTGTTGATTCCGTAGTTATCGGCAACCTAACACTTAATGGTAATTTTTTAAATACTGAGGATATGTAATGGCCAATAATACCCCTATGTCAATTGACTATACTAACCGTGATTACTACGCACTACGAGCAGACCTAATTACTCGTATTCAGACACGTTTGGCAAATAATGGAAAAACCTGGAATGCTACTGACCCAGGTGATTTTGGTGTAGTAATGGCAGAAGCTTTTGCTTACATTGGAGATATTACAAATTACTACATTGACCGTGTAGCCAACGAAACGCTTTTAGCTACAGCAACTCAACGACAGAGCATTCTTAACATTGCCGCAAGTTATGGGTATATACCTTCGGGATACAGGCAGGCCACTGTTCCTGTGACGTTTAAGAATAGTAGTGGGTCTGATTTTGTTATTCCTGCAGGAACAGAGTTTGTTACTCAAATTACAACAATTAATGCTGCAACACAGACTGTGGTACAGCTACCATACACTCTGCAGTATGACATTACTGTGCCAGCTGTTACTACTGCCCCAAGTGGTATTAAAGGCTATTTAGTACACGGGTCTAATATTTCTTACACGTACCCATCTGCGGGCGGTAATGATATTGCGGGTGAATTAATTGGAACTTCTAATGGTCTAACTAACCAAACCATGGTTTTAGGAAGTACCCAAGTTGCTGATGGTTCTGTGGCTATTTATGTGCAAAATGGTGATTATTTTATTCCTTGGACGCAGGTTGCTCATCTATCCGATTACGGACCAACAGACGCTGTATACACCCTAACTAGTGATGCTAATAACAACATATACATTAAATTTGGTGATGGAGCAACAGGTGCTGTTCCTGCGTATGGCTCACTGATTAAAGCCCAGTACATTGTAGGTGGAGGATTAGTAGGCAACCTTGCAGCTAATTCATATGTTTTTTATGTAAACAATATTCCTGCTAGCAGCATTCTTACAAAGAGTAGCTTTTCAGTAATTACTGTTACCCAGCAAGACCAGTCTTATGGTGGTGAAGACCCAGAAAGCAATGACAGTATTCGTATTAACGCTCCAGCTGCATTGACTACTTTGCAACGGGCTGTTACTCTGGCTGATTTTAAAAATCTTGCAATTACGGTTTCAGGTGTAGGTAAGGCAGCAGCTTATGCCAGTACGCCTACATCTATTGCAGTTTATGCGGGCCCTGTAATAACCGATGTTAACTCTGATTATTATCCAGGTATGGATTCAACAAATACTACTATTACTAGTGCTTGGTATTCTTTGCAGTCTTCAATTACTAGCTTTTTTTCTAATAAACTTCAAATTGGCACTACAGTTACTGTTCTTCCACCTGTCTACGTACCAATTCATATAGACGTGCAATACACCAAAAACAGCACCTATACTGATGCTCAAATTCAATCTGCAATTAAATACGGTATTGTTTATGGACTTGGGTACACCAGCCTAAACTTTGACCAGGTTATTTACCCAGAACAAATTGAAGCATACTTGGCAACTATTCCAGGAATTTTGTCAATTAAAGTAATCCACCTTTACCGTGGTTCTACCGTAGCTCGCAATGTGCTAACTCCAGCTAATGGCGAGTTGTTTGTTTTCCGTGATGATATGACTACTGCTTATCCAAATGCTGGTTTGGTTGGATTGTCTACTACTGCAGGTACTCTAAGCCCAACCTTTACTTCAGGTACCTTTACTTACGCAGTAACTACCTCGTCTAGTACAGCTACTGTGACTGCCACGTTGCCTACTGATGTTACTGGAACAATAACAATTAACGGTGTAACTACTGCCTCAGGTGTGGCTAGTGCTTCAATTACTATACCTACTGGAATGTCTACAATTACTGTGGTGGTGACTTCTACCGACCTCACCGTATCGAACACCTACACAATTAGGGTGACTAAGTGATAAAAGACGAGTTTGGTAATAGGAGGTACTTTGGGTTATACAGAGGTGTAATCCAAAGTACTGCTGACCCCCAGGGATTGGGAAGAATTCAAGTTCTTGTTCCTCAAGTACTTGATGACCAAGTTACTGGTTGGATTTGGGTTCAAACTAGCACAAGTGTAGGAACAAAAACTCCTGTAGTGAATCAGGGTGCTTGGATTCAATTCGAAGGTGGAGACCCCTCATTTCCAGTGTGTGTGGGATTTTTTGGTACCACAGGAATTTCAGATATCATTGACTGCGGCGTAATAAGTTAGGCAGTCAAACTCACCTATTTGTAGGAAAATAGTATAGACCCTTAGGAGACAAATGTCTACAGCATCTTACCCATCTGGTATCAAATCTTTTGGAACTGACCGAATTGACGGAACTGACGTAGTCGTTGCTGCCGACGTTAATGCTTCTTACGCTGAGATTGTCGCACTTGAAACCGTACTGGGAGTTTCTCCTACTACTACAGGTTTTGGTGGTTCGTATTCTACATCCGTATCCCCAGCTACTGTGGCTGCTCGAATCTCTAACGTAGAAGCAGGACTAAACACTGCATACACTAACCGTGTTCCTACTACAGGTGGGGCCACTATTGCTCCAACAGCAGCTACTTTGGGCTTAGGATTGCAAGCAGCCGCCTCAGCTAGTGCCAATCTATTAGAGGCACGTGACTCTAGTAATAACCTAAATCTTGCTATTGGGCCAAATGCTTATATCTTAACTATTGATGGTGGCACTGCTTAATGGGCATTTACAATCAGTTTAATTACGCCACAGGTATTACTTATGGTGGTGTATTTGGTAAAAGTTCCTATAATATTGACCCATTTACAGCAACCGTATTAGATTACGATTCAGTTCTTTTAATGTGGACAGCACCATCTGGTGACATTAAAGATTTTCGTATTGTACGAAATCAATTTGGATTTTCTGAAACTGAAGAAGATGGCTACATTCTCCCTGTACCTTCGTACAATGCTCCTTCTTACACTGATTCTTCTGCGTTACAGGGAACATTGCCTCTATTCCAGGGAAAGTATGTTTATTACACATACTGGGTAATGCTTTCTGATTTTACTTGGACTGCAATTGGCTATGTCTATGCATTAATTCCTACAGAACACAATACTGTCTCTCCAGAACTAGACCCAGTTACTAAGAAGCACATTGTTTTGCAAAGTGCTCAAGGAAAATTAACAGAATTATTGCCAAAGGTGTACACCACCTCAGGACAAAGCTACATGGATGAGGTAGACACTACTTCGGATTTGTACCAATTTCTTGGTGGAATTTCAATTACTCTTGATGAGATTCTTACTTACGCAGATTTAGTAGTACCTAATTCTGATGGAACAACTACTAATCCAAATTTTGTAGGTTTTCAAAGTCAGCAATGGGGCGTTCCCGATGAAACCCAGTTGGGAATGCAGCGTCAAAAGCGGTTAATAAAAGAAGCTTTGCGTATTTACCCAATTAAAGGAACTACTCTCGGAGTCTACGACTACGCAGTAAGTATTACTAATTACTATCCAGTATTGTCTGATAGCCCAAATATTATGCTATCTAATCAAGACAGCAGTTTTTACAAATCCACAGGAAATTGGGTTGCAGGATATGGAGCGGCTCTAACTGCAGACAATACAATTCTTTCTACTGTTCCTAATTCTTCTTTAGAAGCGTACGCAACAGATACTTCATACGCAGGAAAAGTAGTAGTAACTGTCCCTGGTGCCGCCATTACTAATGGTGTAGATAATTTTAAGCTTAAAGGAATTCCAATTACTGCAGGAACTACTTATGCTTTCAGTTACTACGCATATTCCCCAAGTGCAACTGGAACAATTACTCCTACGGTTACTTTTTACGATTTTGCAGGAACTGTAATGAGCACCGTAACTGGAACCGCTACAGCTACTACATCTACTTGGACAAAGAAAACTCAAACGGGACTTGTAGCCCCAGGAACTAGTGTTTCGGTAACTTCTTATGACATCGGTGTTACTTTAGCTAACACAGTTACTTTGGTGGTGCCTGTAGGACATGGGTTTACATCAGGAAATAGTATTCTTGTTGTTGGAGCAACGTCTACAACAACCAGCACAGTAACAAAGCCTACAGTATCTATTAATGGTAAGTTTACCGTTACTGCTGTTACATCTACCACTGTTCAATATGCATTTGCTGGATACGGTACTCTAGCGTCTACTACTGTCACTGGAGTAACTGTTTCTCCTCCTAAAGCCGTATACGCAAGTTTATCTTTAGCATTTAGTGCTAATGGAACATATTACCTAGACCTAATGCAATTCGCTAGCACTGCTGATTCTAGGTACACAACCTATTACCCTGCTCGTGGTGTAGAAGTTTACTTAACTCCTAGTAAAACTAACTGGTTGACTAACCCATCATTTGAAACTAACACTACGGGTTGGACAACTGGTGGAAGCCCAACAGTTACCACCCCTACATCTACTCTTACTAGTATTTCTGCTGGAACTAAGATGTTGCAGCTAGTTACTGGGGCCACAGTTACTACTACAAGTTCTCCACTACTTTCTACTTCTGCTGCTACAGGGGCTTTTGCTGGTGGTCAGTTTGTAACGTTCTCTGTATATGCTCAGATTACTTCAGGAACTCTAGGAACCATGAACTTGAGACTTGAGGCCACAGACACTAACACTGGTGGTGGAACAGTAGTTCATTCTGTCCCTATTGCTTTGACAACTACCTGGACAAGATTCCAAGTAAACGTTTACATTCCAAATAATTACACTCAAGCAAACACCACCGTGACTGCAAAATTGTATGGAACTTCTAGCTCTGCAACTATTCAGCTGGATGCTGCTCAACTAGAATCTGGGTATGTGGCTACTGACTATATGGATGGAAGCTTAACCACTCGAGGTGCTTCTTGGACAGGGACAGCTAATGCTTCAACCAGTATTCTGTATCGAAATAAGTCAATACGTGTGGCTCGTTTAGTATCCAACCTACCAAGCCAGCTTCCTTTAAACACTCATTTTATGGTTACAACAGGACCAACTACAAGTAAGACATTGGAGTATTCTGGGTTCTCGTCGTAAGATAGAGGCATGAATACTTTCTTTTTAATTCTCATTAGTAGTTTTGCTATCTCTTACTGGGTAGAGCTCAGTCGAGCAGGCGGTTGGGTTAAGCACGCCATCATTTTCTTGGGTGCAACCTCTACTTGCATTTTCTACCCTGCCACCTGGTTCCTAATCCCAATCATCTTTGCCACAGCATTTTTATCCACCGTTTGGATTATTTTGGTAAATGGTGTAACCTCAAAGCCTCAGGTAATAAGAAGGCGTTAAATGAATCAACTACAAACCACTGTGTACGAAGCCATAAAAGCTTCACGTGACAGGTGGGGTGAATCCCGCATACCCATGATAGAGCTACAAGATAAAACTGGGTATGGTCGTACCTCAATATCTAAGGCTGTTGCACATCTTTCAGCATTAGGGTATATTTCTGTAACTAGAACCAAAAGGAATTTGGGCAAGTTGCACAAGAACCGTTACACTGTTTTAAAGTGAACATCAACAGCGTATATATAAGTTACATAAGTATCACTTGTACATTAGTAATTAATAAATACTACGTATTTATTAATTAGAAGGCTGACGCCTTCAGGGAGGAAAATATGGTTAATAAATGGGCTTCAGAAAATGAGGGATTCATCCTTGGTGACTTTTCCCTAGAGCCAAGTACAACCAAGAAGATAAGCAAGAGGGACCCTAAGACTAGGCACCAGCGTCCACAGGAAGAATGGACTCCTGCAGATGTTGCTTCAGAGTTTGCGTCCATCGTCTATGGAAAGATTCGTGGTGTTCCAGGAATTGTAAATACCAAAGCTCTATGGGGTGCTCTAGCAGCTAACCGCAAGCGGTTTGGTGTTACTGCAGTAATTGAACTAGAGGCCATGGAACGTTTCTTTGCAGACGACAGAACTATCACCTCTTTGCGTAACCGTCCAAAGGACGCACACAAGATGTTCTTGAACGCAATCACTAACAACATTCAGGATGTAACTCAGGATTTGGGTATGGATTTGACTTCCAGCGTAGAGGTCGTTTATGCTTCAGATGGCACCGAATTTGATAACTCGATGTCAGGTCGTCTAGAACGAGACGATTACGAAAAGTCAATTAAGAAGGGAAACTAATGACTTACGATATTGGAGAGTTAGAGTCGCTAAAGCGACACTGGCTACTTCGAGGCAGCAACATCCCACGACGATTTCTAGGCTTTGAGCCTTCAGACATCACTAAGGGATTTCCACCAGCAATTGAGGGGTGGACTCAAAAGGTACTAGATGGCAAGGTAATCAAGCAGCTTGGCGGAATCGGCACCACTGGTGTTGGCCTATTGTTTGATGGTGCTCCAGGTCTCGGAAAGACTACTCACGCAGTAACTACTGCCATGGAGATTATCCGCAGGTTACCAGAAGATACCAATGAGATTGCCAGAATCCTGGGAGTAAATGCCTCGGATGTTAACCAGCATTTCCGCCCTGTGTACTACATGACCTACCCAGAGTTCCTATCTCGCAAGAAGGCAATGATTGATGCTGACCCAGAGACTAAGAAGGAACTCTACCGTGAGATGGAAGGGTTCCATGGCCGTGCCAAGGAAGACTACCTAAACGTCCGTATCCTTATCCTTGATGACCTTGGCAAGGAATACAAGGGTGCTGGCTTCAACGATGCCTCGTTTGACGAGATTCTAAGAAGTCGTTATGATAAGGGATTACCAACAATTATCACCACCAACGTATCCCGCGAAAAGTGGGGTGCACAATACGGCGAAGCTATGGGTAGTTTCGCTTACGAAGCATTCAAGAGAGTGCGTATCATTGGAGAGGACCTAAGACAGCTATGAAGGATTTGAGCATGGACATTGAATGGAGACTAGTTCAGGTGTTTGTCGGACTAGATGGAGTTTCTGAAGTATCAATTGCTTCGCACGATAACCGCAAAGCTAACTGTACTTGTGAAGCATTTAGCAAGTCAGCACGTTGCAAGCACACCGTGTTTGTAAAGATTCGTATGTCGGAGAACGACGGCAACTACAACGTACAGATTCCAGAGAGCGTTTCGGATGAAGACGCTATTGACGCCATGATGGACCCAGAGGCCTGGAGGGTGTTTGTTCGCAAGTACGCTAAGGTTGAGGCAATTGATTAACGGAGATATCTCCAACGAAAGCCCACGTCGAATTATTGTAAACATCGATGTGGTAGCTGAGTCAGATATTGAAACTCAAAAGAAGTTCCTCAGTACCACCACTTCTCGTAAGATTCTAAATCTTAACCGAACTGCTCTAAGTGCAATTTGGTTAAGGGCAGACCGTTTTGGGCTTTCAGTTGAGCTAGCAGCTTTTGCTAGCGACAACTGGACCCAAGACGATTTGGATAATCTTATGGGTAAGCTAGAGCGTAGAGGAACTAACCCGTTCAACTACGCAGAGCTTTACGAGGATATCGAAGAGTTCATAGAAGACATTCCATACAGAAACAACCTACAAGGCGTAGTAGACATCCGAAGTAGAGTCGCAAGGTACGGCTCTTACGGAATTGAGATAGAGAACCTGTAAAGTTTTTTACAGATTTCTTTACAGGAGGAGAGAATAAGTAAAATGGCACACGATAACGAATACCGCTTAGTAAGCAAAGTTATTGCAGACCGCAACATCATTCCAGTAATTGAGCGTGGCGTAAAGGACGACTGGATTGTAGACGACGACCTACGTCGTGTATGGAAGTTTGTTCGAGAGCACTACGCTGCATACCGTGAAGTACCTACTGCTATTGCGGTTATGGATAACTTCCCAAACTTTGAAGTTCTTAAGGTAGAAGACACCATCGAGTATCTCCTCGATGTAATGACTGCTTACCACCGACGCAAGTTGACTCGTCAAGGTATCGAAGCCGTAATCACTGACATCAGTGCTAACGACCACGAAGCTGCTCTAGTTGAAATGAGCAAGACCATCACCCTGGTCAACGAACAGGGCGTAATCGGTACTACCCACCTTGACGTAACTAAAGACCCAGACAAGTTCCTCGAAGAGTACCGCAACATCCAGACTCAAAAGCTTTTGGGTGTACCTACTGGGTTTGAAAAGATTGACGAGGCAACGGCTGGCTTGCAGGGCGGACAGCTCATTACCGTGATTGCTCCACCTAAGACTGGTAAGTCTCAGATTGGATTGCGTATTGCGGCAAATGTTCACCAAGCAGGAATGGTGCCTATGTTCCAGTCCTTTGAGATGAACAACCACGAACAGCTACAGCGTTACTACGCAATGTCTACTCACGTATCGGCAAAGCGTCTTCGTCTCGGAAAGCTTCAGGTAGCAGAAGAAGAGCGTCTAGAAGACTTTGTAGAAGACATAAAAGACCAGCACCCATTTCACTTTGTAGATGCGGTAAATGGCTTGACCATCGATGCTCTACTAGCTAAGGCAGAACAGCTAAAGCCAGACGTATTGTTTATTGATGGTGTGTACCTAATGCTTGACCAGGTGTCTGGTGAAGCCAACACTCCTCAGGCATTGACCAACATTACTCGTGGCTTGAAGCGTGTGGCTCAGCGTTTGAACATTCCTGTAATCATTACTACCCAGACTCTTCTATGGAAGATGAAGGGTGGCAAGGTGTCTGCTGACTCTATCGGTTACTCGTCCTCGTTCTTTCAAGACTCAGATGTTATTCTAGGTCTCGAGCAGGTTGAAGAAGACGAACTGCTCCGCAATCTAAAAGTTGTACAGGCTCGTAACTGCGGTCCTGTAGAATCTATGATTACTTGGAACTGGGAAACTGGTTGCTTCCACGACGAGGAAGTTCAAGCCAAGTGCAAGTTCTGCCGTAGTCCTTGGAGCTAAAAATGTTGATTGATGTACCTGCAGTATTAGTAGGTCTTGGTATTGACCACTCGGAGCGTGGGGCAGAGGCACTTGCACTCTGCCCCATGCACGAGCGTAGAACTGGCAAGCCAGATGGCAATCCATCCTGGTCTATCAACCTAGACACTGGACAGCACATTTGTTTTTCCTGTGGGTACAAGGGCAACTTAATCCAGTTAGTCTGTGACGTAAACGAGTTTTACACCAGCACTTGGGGTGAAGTAGACGGCAGAGATTACGCTGCTGGACAAGCTTGGATTTCTAATGTTTCGGAAATTCCACTAGAGGTATTGCTCAAGATGGTGCAGTCCTTGCCTACCTACTCTGAGCCTATTCCAAAGCCCCTAGAGATGTCTGAAGCTCGCCTTGCAGTGTTTACTGAGCCCCCTCAGGAAGCCCTAGAATCTCGTAACCTAACACTTGCTTCAGCTCAGGCTTACGGCGTCCTGTGGGACCCAAAGAAAGCTACCTGGATACTGCCTATCCGTGACCCCCACTTCCACCGTTTAATGGGTTGGCAAGAAAAGGGCACAGTAAACCGCACGTTCTTTAATCGACCTGCTGGACTTCAGCGGTCTAAGACTTTATTTGGAATTGAGAATCAAAATGAAGAAACGCTTATCGTGGTCGAAAGTCCTCTTGACTGTTTGGTTCTTCACAGCATGGGAATTACTGGTGCTGTCGCCCTTTGTGGGTCATCACTAAGCGAGGCTCAAATCAAGTTGATTCGTGCATCAGACAAGATTATTGCTGCGTTTGATAACGATGCCGCTGGTCGCAAAGCCAGCAAAGAACTTCTTGAGTTTGGTCGCAAATACGGACTAAACCTATTCTTTTTCAACTATGGTAGTAGTGGTAAGAAAGACCCTGGAGAAATGACTTACGAGGAAATTCAATGGGGATTGCAGAACGCCAAGTCCTCAATCTTAGGTGAAAACGCTTATGTTCAAGGGAACACTCAAACCGTATCAAGTTGAAGCAGTAACTAAGATGGTGGACCAAAAAACTATTTTGGTTGCCTATGAAATGGGTCTAGGTAAAACACCTATGACTATTGCTGCAATCGAGCAACTAAAGCCCAAGAGAACTCTAGTACTTTGTTTGGCATCTCTTAAATACCAGTGGCAAAAAGAAATATCTAAATTTAGCGATTCAAATGCTTTAGTAATTGACGGCAACAAAACACAACGAGATAAGCAGTATTCTCAGGTAAACAATTACGACTACGTAATCATGAACTACGAACAAGTAGTCAACGATTGGGAAATGCTAAAGAACTTAGAGTTTGATGCCATGGTTTGCGATGAAGCTACCGCTATCAAAGGCTTTAAAGCTAAGCGAGCAAAGAAGGTAAAAGAGCTCGGTAAAAAAGTAGCGATTAGATTTGCTCTGACGGGTACTCCAGTAGAGAATGGCAAGCCAGAAGAAATCTACTCCATCATGCAGTTTGTAGAGCCCAAGGCTCTGGGACGTTTTGATATCTTTGACAAAACATTTATTGTGCGTAATCACTTTGGTGGCGTACAAAGATACACCAATCTTCCAACACTGCATAACACTGTAATGAAATACGCCGTGCGTAAATCTCAGCAAGATGATGATGTTAAGCCATATCTACCAGATGCAGTGTATCGAGAGCCAATTGTAATCAAGCTAGATGGTGCTGGACAAAAACTTTATAACCATATAGCCACAGACCTATTGGTATTACTAACCGAAGCTAGTGAAACATTTGGAAGTAACTTTAGTCTGGCTGCTCATTACGGGCAGGCGTACAACCCAAATGACCCAGCCAATGAACTACGTGGCGAAGTAATGTCAAGAATTTCGGCATTACGTATGCTGTGTTCTAGCCCCGAAGTACTAAAGCTCAGTGCTTTAAATTTCAGTATGCACAATGGAAAAGGCAGTGCGTATATCCATTCCCTAGGTGACCTGTTGCATGGAGTATCAAAAACTCCTAAGCTAGACGCAGCAGTTAAATATCTAGAGGAGCACCTGGACATCGATGATACCTACAAAGCCGTTGTTTTCACCTCCTACCTTGACTCTGTGGGAGAGCTCGTCGATAGACTTAATGCTAAAGGCTATGGGGCAGTTGCGTACACAGGCGAAATGAACGCAGTAAAGAAGGAAGATGCAAAAGTTAAGTTTCAAACTCGCAGTCACATTCGTGTTCTGGTTAGTAGCGATGCTGGTGGCTATGGTGTCGATTTACCTCAGGCTAACCTTCTGCTCAACTACGACCAACCTTGGTCCTCAGGGCTTGCAGTGCAACGTAATGGTCGTATCAACAGAACCTCCAGTACCTGGTCAACCATTACAATACAAGATATCCTGGTAAAAGATTCTATTGAACAACGTCAGTGGGATATGCTAAAACAGAAGAGCAACATTGCTGGAGCAATTCTTGATGGCACAGGAATTAACGATAAAGGCGGAGTTGACATGACAGTAGGAAGTCTGCTAAAGTTTCTTACACAGAAAGTAATAGGAGGATAACATGGCAAAAGCAAAAGGCGGCAAGCCAGTAGCCCCAGTATCAAAAGGGCCAGACCGTCAAAACGGTAAAGCATTTAAGAAGCGTCCAAAAGTATTTGACCCAGTAAAGGGTCGTCTAGTAACGAAGGCGAAGTAAGATGGCACAAGTAGCTCCAGAAGAAGGTCGTAAGTTCTATGACCCAGAAGATTTTCTAACTCAGGTACGAGAGTATGTACGTGCCAAGCAAGCAATTGATTCGCTAGACAAGCGAGCCAAAGAACTTCGTGATGTACTCATGGAGGCTATTGACCTACAGGGTGAAGAAGACTCCAACGGAAACATTGTTCTGCCTCTAGAGTCTGTAGTTGATGGTGTGCTTTCTCTCGAGAAGCAGCGTCGTGTCAGTCGTAAGCTAAATGAAGAGCTTGCTGAAAGTATCATTGATGAAAAGGGTATTGGCGACAGTATCTACGAGATGAAGCGAGTAATCAATGAAGAGGCCCTAATGGCTGCTTATTACAATGACCAAATTACCGAAGAGGAACTTGACAGCATGTTCCCTAGTAATGTAACCTGGGCTCTAAGGACTTCAAAGAAGTAATTATGCCAGGTATGCGTAGCGATGAAGATATCCTTAGAGCTTTTGATGGATTAGATTTCGTCCCAGGTTCTAAGAAAAAGCGTCGTGACGATAACCCAGTTGCCCAGAAGAAGCGTAAGCTAGCTGCTGGGGAAACTAATGGTTGGGATGAAAACCCAATTATTAAAACGCTTTTTGGAAAG